CCAGTCGGAAAACGGCGGGATTGATGGTCAGACGGGAGATCAGACCGGAAAAGAAATCTGTGTACGGTCTTATTACGATCTTCCGTATGAAAATACCGTTCACTATCGGTATGCAGGAGCCGTCGACGAAAAGCCGCATAAAGTCATGGAAAGTTGCGTCAAGACAGAATCCGCGCGTAGTTTTGACCGGAAAATTGCAGGAGCGTATCATACCAATGATCGCTATCATCTGCGTGTTGGCGCAGGAATGAATAAAACTGTCATCTTGACGTTGCCAACCGGAACCAGTGTTAGAAACTACGGGTATTATACCGGAGAATGGTATCTGGTGAAAGCCGTAGTAAATGGCATCGTCTATACTGGTTACGTAGCAAAAGAGGGTTTAACCCGTGGCTGATCTGACGCTTGCTTACAATACCTGTATCGAGATTTGTAACAATCCAAACGTGGGTTACTCACAAGACTACCGTGAGGGTCAGACCGTAGGAGGTATTACCTACTATGATTGCTCCTCTCTCATGAGTTACTGTTGTACGGTCGGCGGGTTTTTAGCATCTAACCCGTGGTTTACTACCCGTAGCATGGACGGATATTTGATCGGTACTGGATTCCAAAAAGGTACAGCCAATCAGCCATGGAAGAAAGGTGATATCCTGTGGCGTTCCGGTCACACTGAAATGGTATATGATCCCGCAGACGGCGGCGGATATACGATGGGGGCGCACACCGATAGTTACCCGCTGGAAAGACAGGTATCCATTAATACGTTTGTGAGCTCCTATAGTTCCTGGACGTATCTGTACCGATATCCGGTTGAGGTACAAAGCGGTATCAGCCAGTATGTCATTTCCGCCATCTGCGGCAACTTTTGGCAGGAATCCACGGTTAACCCCGGGTTGTGGGAAGGTACGATTGTCGGTTCACCCGGTTATGGTTTGGGACAATGGACGGATAATTCCTCTACCGACCGCCGGACGCGGTTGTTCCAATGGTTAGATTCTAACGGGTACAGCCGGGAAGATGGAAACGCGCAGTTGGAATATCTAATTTACGAAAATGTTTGGTATTCCGTCGGAGCCGCCAGTTCTTACGAAAATCTGCAAGCGTTTTTGCACAGTGACAGCACTGATCTGGACGCATTGACTGCCGCCTACATGAAAGGGTGGGAGGGAATCAGTGACGATGGAACGCTTGCGTTCCGGCAGGAAAAAGCACATGAATGTTTCAATTTTATTTCCGAACACGCAAAAGATTCTGCAATTACCGGATGGATTGTTGGGAATCGGTATTTATCTGATTCCGAACGTTTGAACAACGCGGTGATGGTATATCGGTACTTGGCAAAAGGAGAGCAACCCGAGCCGCCTGAGCCGCCCCATCCCATGAAACCAAAAAGGCATAAAATGCCTATCTGGTTATATCCCAATTTAAAAAGGAGGTTTTAAAATGACACTAGAAGAGTATTGGACAGAAATTGTTGCCGACATTGGAAACATCGAAACGCATGGCGATGCGATTGCCGCCATCAGCGAAAAAATCAAAACCGAAGATACCGACATCGAAGCTCTGATGTCCGAACGTGACGAACTGAAAGGAAAGTATGATGCGGCAGTCGCAGAAATCAAAAGCCGCTGGTCTGATCTTTCCCATGGAGGAAGTATCACAAAAGTAACCGAGTTTGGCGGAAACGTGCCGGAACCGGAAAAACCCGCAACAAGTATCAACGATCTTGATATGTCTCAGCTTATTTTAAGCGGAAAAGGAGAGTGAAACAATGTCAGAAAAACTTGATATGACAAATATTAACATGCTGAACGCCGTTCGGCAGACTATGAGCGTTGACTACCGTGACAGAGTTCCGGTGGCAACTCGTGAAAATATTGCAGATATTGCAAAAACCTTAACCGATCCTTACAATCCGATGGCGCGGAACGAACTGGTTCCGGCGTTGGTTAATCTGATTGCAAGCCAGTCAATCAGCACGGAAGCGTTTCGAAATCCGCTGAGAGTGCTGAACAGTAACGCCATGCCGTTTGGTAATGGAGAACAGGAAGTCTACGTAAATTTTGCACAGGGTTACGCGCACGATGCCAATATCAGCATCGAAGATGCTACTGCAATTTATGACAGCTACATCATGGCACTGTATCACAAGATCAATTTCAATAACGATTATCCTGTGACCATCTGGTTTGAAGATATGCGCGGAGCGTTTCTCGATGATTACGGACTCAGAAGTCTTGTGCAGGCAAAAGTTGAGAGTGTCGTTTCCGCTTGTAATTGGGATGAGTTTACGACCGCGAAAGAACTAATTGCGTCTGCGAAACGCGCGGGACAGATTTACCCGGTTCATGTTGAACCAGTGACAGATCAGGCATCCGCGAACGCACTGGCGAAACAGATTCAGAGTTATATCGACAAGATTCAGTTCCCGAACCCGCTGTATAATTTCGCTGGCGCGACATCGGCGGCAAAAGAAGATACCATTCTTCTGTTTGTCGACCCAGATACCAAAGCCGCGATGAACGTTGACAGCTATGCAAGTGCATACAATCTCGACCGGATGATTCCGAAAGCACAGCAGGTGTTAATCGACAACTTTAACGATGCGGAGGGAATTGTAGCTGTACTGGTTGACAAGCGGTTTTTCAAAATCCGTGAACAGTACCGCATGATGGTACAGGATAACGTGAATCGCGGACTGCGTTGGAACAGTACGTATACGTTAAAAGAGATGTTCTCTTATTCCCTGTTTTATCCGATCATTGTATTTACGACCGAGACAGTTCTTGTTTCTTCCATTAACGCAAGTGACGTGGGACTGGTGAAAGCTGGAACAGATGTTGACTTCGGAGGAAGTTTTTCGTTTACTTCTACTGGCGTAGCGGATAAAGCAGTAGACGTAAAAGTAAAGGGTAACTCTTCTACTGATACGTTTGTTATTCCGGGAACAACCATTCTTAGAATCGCAAAAGACGAAAAGAATCTGAAGACGAAAGCAAACAAAACAGAAACTGTGCAGGTTGAGATTAAAAGCCGATTCGATTCTTCCAAAAAGGCAACCATTTACTTTACGACAGATTAAGTAAGAGGGGTGGAAACATGGATAATTTCATTCCGATGCCGCCGCAGGAAAATGTGGCGGCTGTTTCCCCGCAGACAGAGGTAATTTTAGCAAGTGGGATTGAATGGGGAAATGACTATGAACACGTACGTTATTATGAAAATGGAAAAGCTGGCTGTCTGGCTCATGTAAGAGAAAAAGCAATTCATATTTATAAGCAATCCGCGCCCGTGAGATGGGGAGAGCTGACGTATAAGGGAAAAGGGAATGAGAGCGAATTTTTAAAGTGCAATTATATTGCGTTTCAGAATAAACCTTATACGGAAGAGTGGTATTTCGGATTTGTGACGCGGGTAGAATGGTTGAGTGACGGAAGTTTTAAGATTTATTTCGAACCCGATCGTTTTCAGAACAGTTTTTACAATGTGGTGCTTCAACCGTGCTATGTGGAAAGGGAACATATTGACAAAAAAGCTGATTATGCCGGAATTAATTTAGTGCCAGAAAATCTGGAAACGGGGGAATACGTGGACAATCCGAGCGAACAGAAACTTTTGAATCTCGGCCCGATGCAGTATTGTTTGAGTGCAAGTGCAGACGAAAACGGAACAAATATTATACCCATTGTCAATCAGGGAATTTTATCGGGGTTGACATTTACTCGGAAAACAAAATATACGGACTTAATCAAAGTTATCCAGAATTACGTCAAAAGCGGAAACGGAGATGCGATTGTTAATGTATATCAAGCACCAGAAGCTTGTTTCCAGACAGATGCATCTGTTTATACACAAGTAACCGTTCAACCAGATGCACTTGACGGCTATATCCCGAAAAATAATAAACTATATCAGTATCCCTATTGTTATTGTCTGGTCAACGATGGTTCGGGAATACAGCATACTTTTAATTTCGAATACGGTAAAAATGGAGCATTAACCATGCAGGTGTATGGCGTTATGTTTAATATTCCGGCAATCTTTGTGTGTCCGCGTGAATATAAACGTACTGGTGGGCCAAAATCCCCATACGGTTTTATCATCAATAATTTCCCACAGTGTGCATGGACAAATGACGGCTATCAGGCTTTTCTAGCGCAGTCTAGTCCGTTATGGGACTACTCCAAAAAGCAGAATACAATATCGCAGATTGGAAATTTAGCTGGAGGATTAGTAGGAGCATTAAGCGGAAATTTAGCTGCTGGCGTTGAAAGCATTTATACCGCGGCAACCGGAACATATCTACTGAACGAAAACATTAACGCACAAAAAGAAAGTCATGATTTGATTCCACCGACAGCAAAAGGCAATTCATCTGGAAGTTATGTTGCCACCGCATTGTTCGGCAGTCAAGTTTACTGCCATGTGATGAGTGTAACCGCTCAGATGGCGAAAACGATCGACGATTATTTCACAATGTACGGATATGCAACGCACAAAATTAAAGTACCTAATATTACAGGGCGGTCAAACTGGAATTTTGTCAAAACGGTTAATTGCAGCCTGCATGGGTCGTGTGTTACCGATGATATCAATTTTTTGCAGGCAATGTTTAACCGCGGCGTTACGTTCTGGCACACGGATGACGTTGGAAACTATAATCTTTCCAATATGTAAGGAGGTGATGTCATGTATAATAACCCGTATCGGGTGAGTAACAAGGAAGTGTGGGGACACTGGGAAAGCAACCCGAATACGTCACCGGAAGAAAAAATGTATTTCCGTCACTTTTTTGACAAGTTTGTCAATCTGGCATTATCGCGGTATGAGTATGACGGTTTACCGGATGAGATTCCGCCGCGGATGCTCAACTCCTATTTGTTATGGAATGGTATGTGTCTGTTCAAAAAAGAACCAATCACCGGACTGTATGGTATTTTCGGCGTGAATCTGGTAGGTGAGCCTGATATTTATGGTATCCCGACCGATTGGATTGCGTACGCCATGAATGGACAGTATTATGAACAGACCGACAAAGAAGAAAGCGCGTTGATTTTCGCAAGACCTTTTGCCGTACCGGAAATTCTCAGTATTATTCTTCATTCGCAGAGTCTAGCAGAGAAAAAAGCGTCGACAAGGGTAAACGTCATTCAACAGAGAACGCCAGTTGTTATCAGCGGGGATTCTACGCAGAAGTTATCCATTGACAACTTTATTCAAAAGTGGGTAAAAAATATTCCTTTCATCAAAGCAAAAAACGATCTGCGAAAACAGATTCAAATTGATACCATTGACTTGAAAGTACAGCCAATCTTTAACGAACTTGACACCGCCGCACAGAGAGAAGTAGCAGAATGTCTGGCTGATCTCGGAATCGAAGCAAGCGGCGTGGAAAAACCGGAACGGCTGGTTTCCGCGGAAACGAGTTACAACGATGGAGAGATCGAGTTGACAAGAAACGGAAATCTGGCTACCATTCAGAGGGGACTTGATGCGATCAATAAAAGGTATGGATTGAATATCCATGTACATTTTAACTCTAAAATGGTAACGCCGATTAACCGACCGGATGCATTTGAGACAATAAAAAACGGCAAACAGAAAACACCGGAAACCGTCAAACCGGAAAGTGAGGTGGAATAATGTTTCTTGACTATAACTACGAAACGAAAACACTAACAAATACGATCGAACAGTTAGTTATTGCAGACAACGTGATTCATCCACTTGAAAAACAGAACATTGATGGAATGATTGAAAAGGCAGTTGAACTCGTATTCAATTTTGAATTTCCGTTTTATGTCAATGCATCCGACTCCGAATATAATGCTACAAAAATTGCGTTCGAAAAAACGTTCTGTTTACAGTATTTTCGGGAACAGATCGGACTGGAAACGATCGGCGAATTTCAGTATCATCTGAAAAAGATTCTTACGGTTAACATGCCATACTATGAACAGTTGTACCGAAGTATTACTTTTGAATACAACCCGCTGATTACTCATAAGAGTACACGAAAAGTAACGAGTACAAAAGACGATACACGAACAGGTGTGATCTCGGGAGACAGCACAGCGAAAAACACAACAACAGCCGATACAAATAACAATACCCAAAATATCCATTCCGACAACCCGCAGATTAATTTTGCCGGAACGAATTATGCATCTACGATGGATAGGGGACAGAATACAATTCATAACAGTGCTATAAGCAATGGAGAGAATACCACAAAAACCAACAGTAATGACACGTATCATGCAGATAATCATGATACGATTGAAGATGAGGGTTTTGACGGTAGTTACTCATTAGAAGTACAGAGATTCCGCGATACCATTATTAATATAAACAAGCGTATCTGTGATGATTGTAAAGAATTGTTTTTTCAATTTTATTAAGGAGGAATAGCAATGGCAAATAAACCTACGATTCCAAATTTTCCTACGTTGCCAGATTTCGGTCAGATCATTACGCAGGCTTGTGAGGTTGTCGCAAGTGTACGTGGGATTCCATATGATTTCAACGGAACGTTGAGTTTGGAAAACAAATTTGTTGTGCTGTTTAAAACGGTCAAAGAGATGTTTGACGCGCAGGACGAACTTGTAAAAAGTTACAAAGCGTTACATGATTTTATCAATCAGTATTTTACAAATCTTAATCTTCAAACAGAAGTAAACAAGAAAATCGAAGAAATGAAAAAAAGCGGAGAACTGCTTACTCTGATGAAACCAACTGTAAGCAACGAAGTAACGGCATGGTTGACAGCTAATATCACGAATCCGTCCAATCCGCCGATTGATAAATCTTTGTCGGTAGAAAATGCCGCCGCGGATGCTAAAATTACGGGAGATAAAATTAATAATTTAACTTTAAATGTAAGAGAACTTGTTAAAAATCAAGAAAACATAAAAGTACAAGTACTTATGTTTGATATTCAAAAAATTTCTTTCAATCTTTATCTTCAAGTATTAAAACCAAATCATAAATATGCTTTAAAAGTAGCATTTAAAAGTGGATTAGTATTGCCTTTTTCAACATATGACATTACATTTGGTTTATGGAATAATTTTGACGATAGAATTGATTTATATGCAAAAATAAAAACAAATGAAGTAGTTATTATTAATACAAATGAAAAAGAATACAGTAACTCATTTATATGGGTGTCAGACCAATTCCCATTACACGAAACATTAATTCTGCAAGTATGGGATATTACTAACATGGATTACACAGAAAATATGTTTGATAAACTACCAGAACAATATGTTACAAAATACATAATGAAACCAGAACACGCTACAGAAAAAAGAAGTATAAAAATGAAAGCAGGGTATTACAGATTATCGTTATACTCACTTCAAAATAGTGATATAACCTTTGGTATATCAACATCTGATGACACATCTATTAAAGCTCGTAGAATTATTAACCAAATAGGCGAACACTATATTAATTTCAACATAGATAACGATGGTGATTACATTTTATGGTGCTACGCGAATAATAAAGTAGAATATTCATTATCTTTATATGAAATGCAAGATCCCGTGTCAAAAAATATTATATATATTGCAGCTACTAATTCAACTAATAATGATAAAAAAATAGCAAAATATGTCTGTGATGGCGTAAATGACGAAGACGAAATAAATACTGCTTTATCAGATATTGGAGAATGTGGAACTGTTTATTTATTAGGTGGAGACTATTATATAGATACTTTTCAATCATATACTGGATATGCAAAAAGCGCTATTGCGGTGCTACCAATTACTGGAAAGCGCATGAGAGGCGTCACTATAAAAGGCATTTCACATTACTTTAACGGTACAAATATCCATGTAACTCAAAATGCATTTAATAGCGTTAATCAAGAAGAACAACCATGTGTCATAAATGTACTCGCACCAAATAACACATATTGGAGAGTTGATATACAAGATTTAGCCATTATTCTTCCAGATTGGAAACGAAAAGCTATTATGATTAATTTAGATCATTGTGGATGTGGAGAAGAAAAAAATTTAAAACTTACTGCTTTTGGTGATGCGTCTTTAAGTAATGCCGAATACAAACCAACTGATTTTTCAAATACATCACCAGTTGACGGATTAGTTGGTATTCGATCATTTGCTGGATGGACATATGGGGATACAACAAGATTCGATAACATATCCGTGTGGGGTTGCCATGTTGCTTTTCAATTAGGTGCTGAGCATTTAATTTGTAATTCATTACGTGCTAGACACAATTATTGTGCTTACACCTTTGGCGAATATCACGACAAAGTTAATTATGGTGCGTTCGACCATCCAACAACACTTATCAATTGTTGTGATGAACAGTCATATCAAGGCCCCATTTTCTCATATTGTGGAGTATTAGACCCTAAGTTTGACACCAAAAAAGATAGAAAATTACAAGGAGTAACATTTATTGATTTTAACACAGAGCAATTCGCAAAATTAGCAAAAGAAACAACTCCAGGAACATTTTGTGGAGTTATTATGTTTCATCCGTCTGATGGAACTTATGGCGCGTATGTTAATGCAAAGTTTTGGGAAGATGGAAGCGGCCACAACTTCAAAACTGTTAATTTAACACACGCACAAGGTGGAACGAGTTCTTTGAGAAAGACTTATGCACCAAATTATATGCAACAATATTACGATACAGACTTAAATAAACTTCTTATCTATGATGGTATTTCTTGGAAAGACTTACTTGGAAATGATGTTGATTAACTAAGTAACAAAAGTTACACACATATTCACGCCGCGCCGTGTCCGTCACCCGGAGGGCGCACGAAGCGCTGCAGCTCCGGCGGCCATCGGCGGACAACCGCGCGTTACTGAACGATTACTAAAGTTACACATATCATATGAATGGCAGTCCGCGGAGCGGACGACCCCGCATGGGCAGGCCGCGTCCGTCACCCGGAGGGCGCACGAAGCGCTGCAGCTCCGGCGGCCATCGGCGGACAACCGCACGTTACTGAGCGATTACTAAAGTTACATATATCATATGAATGGCAGTCCGCGGAGCGGACGACCCCGCATGGGCAGGCCGCGGACAGA